CCGCTACCGTGCCATGGGCGATATCGGCAAGCCGATGGTGCAGGATACGCGCGATGGCTATCACTTGGCCTATGCGTGGACGCCGGATTGCGACGGCATATCGATCAGCGCAGGTAAACTAGGCAAGGGTATCGATACGCGCGGTGAAGGCGGTTATATCGTCGGAGCGCCTAGTATCCATCCTAGCGGTCATATTTACAATTGGCGCTCGCAATATGACCCGTCACCGCCGCCCAAGTGGCTTGTGCAAAAGCTTCGCCCCAAAAAGATTGAGCCGCGCGCGGTTGACAAGTCGCTGTTTGACCGGATCGATGGCGGGGCAAGTCGCTATGGCAATGCAGCCCTTAAAAATACTTGTGAACGCATTGCCGCCGCACTGCCTGGACAGCAAGAGGTAACGCTTAATCGCGGCGCTTGGTCGATTGGTAGGCTTGTCGGCGGGGGTGAAATCGCGTTATCATACGCGACTGATCTGCTTATTGCTGCGGCCACCTGTATGGGTTCGGACGGCACGCAGCGCCCGTGGTCCGAAGCGGAAATCGTCAAAAAGATAACAAAAGGCCTGTCAGACGGCATGGAAAAGCCGCGTCACGCCGGGAGTCCGAAATGACAGCCGAAGTATTCGATTGGGAAAACGAAAAGCATAAAGTATCAAAGAGGAGGGTTGTAAGTAGTGAAGAAGAAGTAACAGAAGATAGCGTCGCACTAGCTTTTTCGCACAGGTTTGGGGAAAGCCTTAAGTACGATCATCACGCAGGCTCATGGTATCAATGGGATGGTGCGCGATGGAAGCGCAATGAGACTAAACTAGCTTTTCATTTTTGCCGTCAAGTATGCCGTCAGATGGCCAACAATGCCAAGGGAATGCTGACCGCAAAGGCGGCCGGTGCAGTTGAAAGGCTTTGTCAGAACGATCCCATGCACGCGGTAACCAATTCAACATGGGACGCCGATCCGCTGTTGCTTGGCACGCCTGATGGCACGGTTGACTTGAAGACCGGCAGGCTAAGTACGTCAAACCCTGCACAACACATCACACGGCTTACAAGTTGCTCACCCATCGATAAGCCGCCAGAGCGATGGCTTGCCTTCCTTGATGACGCCACGCGCGGCGACAAGGAAATGCAGACCTATTTGCAGCGCATTGCGGGCTATTGCCTGACGGGCCTTACCACTGAGCATAGCTTGTTTTTTATCTATGGCCCAGGCGGCAATGGCAAGTCGGTGTTCCTGAACGTGCTGGTGCATATTCTCAATGAATATGCCGCCCCAGCACCTATGGACACATTCACCAAATCCAAATTTAACGGCCATCCTACCGAACTCGCCATGCTTAAAGGGCCTCGCCTTGTGACGGCAAGCGAGACTGAGGAGGGCAAGGCGTGGGCAGAAAGTCGCATAAAGAGCCTTACCGGCGGCGACGCCATCACGGCTCGTTTCATGCGGCAGGACTTTTTCACTTTCACTCCGCAATTCAAACTGCTTTTCGCAGGCAACTTTCAGCCATCCGTTAGCAGCAACGATCCGGCCATGCGTCGCCGCGTCAACATGCTGCCGTTCGTTAACCGGCCTACAAAGCCCGATAAAGACCTAGAGGCAAAGCTGCTTGAGGAGGCCCCGCAAATCCTCAATTGGATGATTCAGGGCTGTTTAGACTGGCAGTCTGATGGTCTTGCGCGGCCCAAGTCGGTGGTTGAGGCAACGAAAGAATATTTCATGGAGAATGACGTTCTTGGAAGATGGTTGCATGAAAATTGTTCCAAGAGCGAAACGGCTTGGGAGCTTCCGACGCCAGTTTTCAAATCTTGGTCCGAATTTGCCCGAGATAACGGCGAGGAGGTCGGGACGAGCGTTTCGTTGGCCGCTCGCCTAAAAAAGATAGGAATTTCAAAGGGTAAGGTGGCCGGTCAGGCCGCTTACATGGGGTTTTCACTCAATCGCAAGACTATCTAAGACGGTAGTTGACCACTCGGCTTGAGTCGAGTCACCTAGTGTTCCTATTTGCACACGCGCGCACCCGATACCTGAAACGAAAAAGTTAGACTACGCCTTGACCGCCCAACTACCGTTTGATAGTGTTAGAAAAGAAAGGATTTTTTATGGCTTTTGACAAGGGTATTCCGATCCCGCGGCGACCTGATCGCTTCAAGCGTGGCAGCCCCACTTTGGCTGGCGTAGAGGGCATGGAAGTGGGCGACAGCCTGTTTCACCCCAAGATTGAATACGACCATACCCAGCCTGGGCGCATTTCGGCTTCTGCGTCGTATTATGGCAGGAAGCATGGCACGGAATACGAGGTGCAGCAGGTTGAGGGCGGCGTTCGGGTTTGGAGGGTAAAATGAGGTGGGGGTTGCATACCATGGAGATAGGAGACTCAAAGTTCTTTGAGTACAATGAATTTTCCAAAGATGACATTGTTTGGAGGCTTGGCACGGTGGCTAGGCAGTCCAAAAATAAGTTTAAAATTATTAAGAAGAAGAATGGTGTAGAATGTGTGAGGGTGTCATGATTAAGATTGACAAAGACATTCCGCCGCCAGAAGGTGCTATCTATGAAGTAAAAAGGAAAAATTCTGGTCCTAAGTCAAAGTTCAGGCTTGGCGAGATGGAATTGGGCGATAGCATTTTTCTACCGGGTGACACTGCTAATTACATTTTAACGGTGAAATCTAAAAACTTCATGGAAACCAAGGAGGGCAGGAACAGGCATTTTGCCGTTGCATCTGTTGATGGCGGAGCACGTTGCTGGCTGGTGGGAATCGATAATGACATTTGAAGAGCAATGCACAGCGATTGCGGACAAAGTTGTTCCGCAATATCGTAACCCACCTAGGGGCAGAATGTATTCCTGTTCTAGTCACACCGCAAGCAAGTGGCAGGCGGCTTGGGATGGGGCGTGCATTGCTATGGGCGGCGATCCAATGGAGCATGTCCAATGAAAATCGACCTCAACAGCCAATACCGCTTCCTAGTCCACTGCCGCCACTGCGGCTCATGCAATGGCGTGCTGCGCTCTGGTAGTGGCCCGCATGCCGCACGGGTGGATTGCGAGGGGTGCGGTAAGTTCCTTAATTGGGCACCGTTTTGGTTCGCGGCAGAGCGGGGATTGATTGAGCGTGTTGAGGGCTAGCAATCCTCCGTCAAAAAGGTTAAATGTTAGGTATGGCTTTGACCGATAAACAGCAGCGTTTTGTTGACGAATACCTCATTGATTTGAACGCTACGCAGGCGGCAACGCGGGCGGGGTATGAGTGGCCAAAAACGCATAATCTGTTTTACGTTTATCTGCTTATCGATCCTCGCGACGGGCATGTTTTTTACGTCGGTAAGGGTAAGGGCTATCGTTTTAAAAGCCATGTGTCTGGCGCGTATTCGGGAAAGCATTCAAACGGCGCAAAAGATTTTTTCATTAGAGAAATCATGTTGTCTGGCGCACAAGTGTGCGAGGTTATTTTTGCCGATGGCATGAGTGAAGAAGGCGCGTTAGCTTGCGAAAAAGCAATGATATTATTGCTTAGGGAGCATGGCCTGACAAACATTAGTAGGGGCAATATTACCTCCAGGCAATCATGCGCTATGCGAGTTGATAGTCTTATTTCTGCTAAAACATCTTATGATGTTTGGATTGATACCGTTAGCAATCAGGCATTGTATGCGGTAGAAAGCGTTTTTGGTTCGCCTATTGATTTTTACGATTGGTATTCAGGTCAGCTAACCAAACTTAAAGAAAAGGTTGCTGTTCATGGCTAACGTAGGTCGCCCCACAGATTACACCAAAGAGTTAGGTGACGCCTTTTGCGTCCGCGTTGCGGATGACGAGGGCGTTGCTGCTATCTGTCGTGATGAGGGCATGCCTTCGCGCACCACGATTTATAAGTGGTTGCGGGAGCATACTGAGTTTGCTCACAACTACGCACGCGCGCGAAACGATCAGGGCCACACCGTTGCCGACGAAATGCGCGAGGTGCGCCGGAAGGTTGAGGATGGCACGCTAGACCCTGCCGCGGCGCGTGTCATCATGGACAGCCTCAAGTGGGAAGCCGGCAAGCGCAATCCAAAGTCGTATGGCGAGAAGGTCGCATTGATCGGCGGCGATGAAGGGGACGCGCCAATCAAGGTTGTGCAGCGCCGCATCGTAGATGCCAGTTGACGCAAACGGCGTCCTAGAGATTGCCACCCCGCGCGTATTCATACCACTCCTGACGCAGGGCAAGCGGTTCTACGGTGCCAAGGGTGGGCGAGCCAGCGGCAAGAGTCACATGGTGGCGGAATTGCTAGTCGAAGAAGCCATCGCCAATCCTGGCATTCGCGTACTGTGTGTCCGAGAGACGCAAAAAAGCCTTAAGGAGAGCGCCAAGAAGCTTATTGAGGACAAGATTGAGGCATTGGGTGTCGGGCGGCT